TCTTACACTATTAACTACATCATCTGCTTCAATGCCATACAAAGGATTAAACTTCCATTTATCTACCATATAAAATTTTATATCATTTAAATGTTCTAATGGTTGTCTATCCTTTCTATTGGCTTTGTATTCAGAGTAGACCATTGTTCTCTCAACATCTTTAGTCATACCTACAAAGCCTATATACTTAGAACACTTTGTATTTATAATTATGTTGCTGATTATCTGGTCTACAGATTTGTAAATATCTTCAATAGGTTTATCAAAACTCTTATTATCAGAATCCCAGTGTGCTATAAAACAGATACTATCTGCATCAATTACTGCTATTTTTTCTGATTGTAATCCCATTTTGAAGTAATTTTTTAATTATAAGGTACCAATCTGTTTTTCTTAAAACTACAACTTCATCTCCCTCTTTCTTGTGAAAGACTACATTAACATAATCTTCTCTTTCTGGTACAAGTTTAGGAATACTAGTCTCCATTTCATCAAGAACAAGAAACACATTAAGACCTGTTTTAACAGCTTTACATTGTATATTATAGGTAACACCATTGATATCTATCTTGGCATCATCCATAATTCTACTAGTTGCTCTAGTAGTAGCAGCTCTGTCAAAACCTAAATCTTTTAGTTCTTTAACTATCTTTCTTTCATAATTATGTCCAATCCTTCTAACATTAGGTCTAGACTTAGTTTTTTCAGAGGATAGTTCATTCTTATTCTTAATTTTTCTTCTACTTGGGTTCCTCATAAGTTTTGTTATTAGTAAGCATATTAATTATTTCTTGATATGCTTCAACCTTACCTTCATAAAACTTTATAGTTAAATCATCACCAGTAATAGTATCTAGCTCTGTAGCCACTCTATCACAGGCATCTCTTTTCTTATAAAGAATTTGAAGTAAAGATTCCATTAATTTATCCATACACAAATATATAAAAAGTGAGGGATTTTATTCCCTCACTCTATTGTTATGATAAATTAACCTGCAGTAACAAAAGCATTTACTTCTGATGAGAAAGTAGACTGAGGATAGTCAGATGTAATTTCTGATATAACAGTATCATTAATGCTTTCTGTTCTTGTAACAGGCATGTCAAATACTGGATTTACAATATAATCAACACTTGTAGCTGTTGGTTTAGCAAATCCAAATGTAATAAGTACATTTCTCATATCTTTGATAGAAATACCAAAGTGGTCAGCCATTGTTTTAATTTCAGTCTTGTAAGCTTTAAAAGCTGCTACTTCTCTTTGTGAGATATTAATAGTTCTCATAATAAATAATCATTTAAATTTTTTGTTAATTGTTTAGTTAGATCATATCCCTTAATGGATATGTAATCTGAAATATCCTTTATACCATCAGGTATGAGAAAACTCCTTATTCCAAATTTTTCAGAAAATTTTTTCATATTAGAAATACCTGTTTCATCATTGTCATAGTTAATTATTATCTCTTTAAATCTTAATGATAATAATTGAAACTGATTTTCATTTAGAAACATCATTTCACTTTGTGGACTAATTGCGTTACACCCAAATAACCTAAAAACCATGCAATCTTTTAATCCTTTTGTTACAATTAATTGTTTAGATTGTTGTTCTAGTTGATTCCAGCCACTAAACATGTGTCTTGGAATATTGCTTGTCCACTTCTTACTTTTCTCTGCATTTGGTCTAAGAATTTTTCTCATACCATTACCATGCTCATAACTATATGCACAGTCATCAACTGACTCTGTATATACATTTACAAGTTCTTCATTATTTACACTTATCCAATAGTCTGTAATAGGTGTTACATTATAAAAATTGAGTATGTCTCTGTTGAGATAATACTTATCCCAATAGATGTCATAATCTCTCCATTCTCTCTTTTTAATTCTTATAACTGTATTATATCTATCTAGCTTATCAGGTAAACCTACATAATTTAGAGATGGTATAATTTTTTTATTGTCTAACTTCTTAATAATACCTAAATCATTAGCTATGACTTTAAGAGTTTCTTGAAAATTTAAATCTTCATTAAACTTGACTTTCATGTACATCTGTACATATGAAAAACAATCATAATACTCACCTGTACCAAAATCTTTATAAAACAATCCTTTAGGAAATGCTTTAATAGAACATGAGGGAGTCTTATCATATCTTAAGTCTGAGCAAAATAATTTATTTACATCAATAAAGTTTTTACAATAAAACCTAAAGATTTGGTACTCAGAAACTTCTCTGAGCACCATATCCTTAGTAAAATGAGTTACATCTACACCACCAAAATTAGAATGGAAGATCATCTTTTACTGGTGCAGTAGTAAATGAATCAGCATCTGGAAGTTTAGCAACTTGCTTAACATCTCTGTCTTGATTAAAAACTAATTTAGTTTCTGCAACAGCAGGATATTCAGCACCATCTGAAATGGCTTCTGCAAATTCAGGAAGACCAATAGATGCTCTTACTCCAGTAGTACCATCTTGTTTAACATAACCTTCACCATTGAATTTAATTCTTAGTGACTTACCAGCAAGTTTGCTGTTGTAAACTTCACCAAGTTCTTCAATGCTACTAGCAGTTGATGAAAGATAATCTGTATCTTTTACAACTTTAGTAAAGATGTGACGAATTTTCTTGTAAGACATGATAGCTGCTTTTTCTGAAAGATAGAAACGGAAGTCAGTAGTTGCTTCTGCATCACCATCTTTTAGGTAAAAACTAAATGTAATTACTGGATTACCATTTTGATTGTTTTCACCTTTAACAGATTTAATTGTTACTTCATGAATGCCTGGTCTAATATACTTAGGCTTGTTTATTTCTTGAACATCTTGTCCACCGAACATAATTTTAAAATTTATTTATTGTTATTTATACACTTTATCCCAATGACCTACTAGTTTATTATCAACCATTTCAGTCAGAGTTATTTCTTGATTTTTAAGATGATCAGGTCTTGCACCACAAGTTACTTCTTCTGAAGTCTTGAAGTTCAATGTTACCTTATCAGCTTTTCTGCTTAGTAAACCAATAGCATCAGCTTTAGCACAGACAATAGATTTAATCTTACCTGATAAATCTAAGTCAACTGCTGATACTTCTTTACCATTAGTTTCTAGCATTTTGTCTTTTAAATGACCTAGTAGAATCAAACTACCATCTTCTGGTACTAAGGTCTCAATGTAGTCAAGAATCTTAAAGAAAGCTTCTCTCAAATACAAATAACCTGCACCATTAGGTAATTTAAGTACACTATCACCTGCAAAGTTTTTACCCATTGGAGTTTCCATATAGAGTGTTTTAGCATAACTTAAACACATTTCTTCCAAAGCAGTTACAGTATCTACTGCAATATACTTGTAAGGCTTACCAGCTTTAACAATCTCTTGACCTACAGCTTTTAGTGTAGCAAGACTGTCAACTTTAAGCTTCAAAGCTTCTACATAGTCAGAACCATTTTCAAAATCCAAAATCAAACAATTATCTAACAGAGCCAAGGCTGATGTTTTACCAGCCTTTGGCTTTGAATAGATAACCATCCTCTTTGGATTAGCTCTCACAGGAGCAATCTTCTGAGTTGGCAATTGAATCATAATTTAGCAGCTAATTCTAAGATTCTTTCCACAAGTACAGGATACAAACCAGGATACTGACTCTTAACTAAGTCAATAGGAGTACCACCAATAATGATTGGAGTTCTCTGACCTTCTCTGTTTTGCAATTCTGTCTTAGGAACAACAGTTGTTAAGTCAAGCACTTTACATAGAGTGTTAATGCTATCAATAGCTTCTACTCTTGTATCACAAGGGTATCTTTGAGCTTTGATTTCATTGACATATGCAATGTACTCTGCTTTCATTTGTTCATTAGCATCTACATTTGATGCATCTTGATTCTCAACTAGTGTTGCTTCTTGATCTTTCAAAATTTCCATTTTAATTTAATTGTTTATTGTTGTTAATAGTATCCTATTGATCTATAATTACCAAGAGTTTCTTGGTCATAGAAAGTACTTTTGTCATCTACATAGTTAAAGCAATCCATACAAT